ACTAGACTTACTTTAAAAATGATTAATCAATTACGTAAATCTAGTGAAGCACATTTTTTAGAACAGGAGAGTGAATTAGAATTTATAAATTCTATGTATGCTACTCCAGTAGCCCCTCCTGCAGCCTAAAAAATTTAAAAAACACCTATTTTTTAGGTATATCTACGCTGTTTTTTAACATTAGCGTAAATATACTACAGCCTTGTAACTAATAAACACAGGAGAATCACATGACTGATCGTAAAAAATTCGAGCAGATGCTCGAGCTTCTAATCAATGAAGAAACCGAAAAAGCAAAAGAACTATTCCACGACATCGTCGTAGAAAAGTCACGCGAAATTTATGAAAGCCTTTTAGAGTCAGACTTCGATCAAGAAGAGACAACTGAAGGAATGGAAGAAGAAGAACCTACTGATGAAAGTATGGAAGAACTTCCAACTGAAGCCGCTGATGATGAAGAAGACAGCGAAGAGCCAGAAATGGGCGGAGACGACATGGGCGGAGACGACATGGGCGGAGACGACATGGGCGATGATATGAGTGACGACGAGCAGACAGATCGTATTTTAGATCTAGAAGATGCTCTAGAAGAACTCAAAGCAGAATTTGAAGAACTGATGGCCGGTGGCGACATGGATGACATGGGCGACGAAGGCGATGAGTTTGGCGGAGACATTGGTGGTGATGCTACTGATGACTTCATGGGTGATATTGAAGCTGACCCTAAAGTAGACGAGTTTGCTTTTGAAGAAGCAGAAGACGAAGATGATGACGTAGAAGAATCAATGATTCGTGAATACGTTGAAAAAGTTGCTACAGCTAAAATGGGCGATAACGGCGCTAACGCTAAGTCTATTGTAGCAGGCAAGAACGATATGGGCGGCACAACTGCTAATATCGTAAAAGGTGCTGATGGCGGTAAAGGCGGTACACAAGGCGGTTTAGCAAATCCTTCTACTAAAGAAGACAATGCAGGCAACGTTAATGTGCCAGGTGCTAAGTCAGCAACAAAGCTAAAGTCAGTTCCAAAAGGTCACGGCGCAGAGAAGAAAGGCACCGGAGACAATGGAGCTAACTCAAAGAGCTTGATTGGATCAAGAAAGTAAGATGAGAAATCATCTCCGAGAAAACCTAAGCTTCACTGAAGCGAAGATTGTTGTCGAGTCTGACGACAAGGATGGAAAAAGCCTGTATATGAGTGGTATTTGTATACAGGGCGGTATCCGCAACGCTAACCAGCGTGTATATCCTGTGAATGAGATTGGCAAGGCTGTCAAAACCCTGAACGATCAGATTCAAAACGGTTACAGTGTTCTCGGAGAAGTAGATCATCCAGACGATCTAAAGATAAATTTGGACCGTGTAAGTCACATGATTGTTAATATGTGGATGGACGGGCCAAACGGTTATGGCAAATTGAAAATTTTGCCTACACCAATGGGACAACTAATTCGCACCATGTTAGAAAGTGGTGTGAAATTAGGAGTAAGTTCACGCGGATCCGGAAACGTCAAAGATGACGGATCCGGTGAAGTGTCAGATTTTGAGATCATCACAGTAGATATGGTGGCTCAACCTAGTGCTCCTGGCGCATATCCTACACCAATCTATGAACACCTGATGAGCAGTCGTGGTGGTTATAGTGCCTTGCGTATAGCGCAAGAGGTGAAAGGCGATCCTAAAGCACAAAAATATCTCAAAGAGAGTTTATTATCAATAATAAACAAACTCCAATAAAAGGAGAATCACATGTTGGATGCACTAAAAAGTTTATTTGAAAACAATGTGATTTCGGAAGAGATCAAAGAGAGTATTCAAGCGGCGTGGGATTCACGAATCTCAGAAAGCCGTGACGAAATTACTCAGCAGTTACGAGAAGAGTTTGCACAAAAGTATGATCATGACAAAAATGTTATGGTTGACGCTATTGACAGAATGCTTTCTGAACAACTAGCGACAGAAATTAACGAATTTTCAGAAGATCGTAAGCAATTAGCAGAGATGAAAATCAAATATGCTAAGAAAATGCAAGCAGATACAGGTGTTATGAAGGAATTTGTAACACGCCAACTGGCATCTGAAGTTGCAGAGCTTCACGAAGATCAGAAGTTAATGGTTAATAAATTTGGCAAACTAGAACAATTCGTAATTGAAGCTTTGGCTCAAGAAATTACAGAATTTTACAAAGACAAACAAGACTTGGCAGAAACGAAAGTTCGCTTAGTCAGAGAAGGTCGTGAACAAATCAAACAGGTAAAAGAAAAGTTTGTAAAACGTGCCGCAGAGATGGTCGAAAGTGTAGTAACTCAGAACTTAACTTCTGAAATTACTTCATTGAAAGAAGACATCGAAGCAGCTCGTCGCGCAGATTTTGGTCGCAAGTTATTTGAAGCTTTTGCTTCTGAATACAGCACCAGTTATCTAAATGAGAAGTCAGAAACTGCAAAATTGCTCAAAGTCATAGACAAAAAATCATCGCAAATTAACGAAGCACATACTGTTGTAGTTAAGGCGCAAAAAGTAATAGAAAGCAAACAAGCAGAAATTGCGGCTTTGAAAGAAGCCCAAGTACGCAAAGATATCATGAATGAGCTTCTTGCTCCTTTAAGTAAGGAACAAAAAGATATCATGGGTGAATTAATGGAAGGCGTGAAAACTGCAAAGCTCAATGAGAGCTTTGAAAAGTATCTACCGGCTGTCATAGACGGTAAAGCCCCGCAGAAAAAACAGGCACTAGTAGAGGCAAAAGAAGTAACAGGTAATAAAGAAATTACCAACAGCACTCGTAGCAGTGAGAATGACGGCAACATAGTAGACATACGCCGCCTCGCTGGACTTAAAATTTAAGGAGAATTTAAATGTCAGAACTACTATCAAGCCGTTGGGCAGAAACCAAAGAAGCCCTATTAGAAGGCTTACAAGGCACCAAGAGATCTGTGATGGCAAGTACGCTAGAGAACACTCGTAAGTATCTAGCAGAAACAGCATCCGCAGGCTCTACCTCTGCCGGCAACGTCGCAACATTGAACCGCGTGATTCTTCCAGTAATCCGTCGTGTTATGCCAACAGTTATCGCTAACGAGTTGGT